TTCACCTAATCTTAAGAAGCTTGGAGTAGCGTTCAGGAAAACCCCTGCAGGAAAGAAGAAGAGGCGCTAATGCTTGAATTAATGCCAGATGGTGAGACATTCAAGAAACTGACAAGGGCGCAAGGGGACGCTTTGCGCAGGTATTACAAGCGTGAACGCGATAGTCTCCTGGATAAAACATTACCTCCACTGATCAGTGCGGGTTTACCTTCAATTCTTGCGATTGGTTTAGCGGCTACAGCTTATGTTTTCAAGGATGAATTACAAGAAGAATTAAAAGAGGCGGGTGGAACTGCTATAGATTGGGTTGGTAGTGGTTTGTTCAAATTCTCAGGTGTAGGACAAGCATTAAAATTGATCGGACCAACAACACCCGAATATATTATCCTGGAAGATGGTAGTAAGATAGGGCCACTATCCAGGTGCAAACGTTGGGAAACTGATTTAGTTGATATTACCGAAAAAAATATAGGGGCGTTGATACCTGTTTATATAGCAGCTATGAAAGGTGACGGATGCCCAAAGCCTAGCTTTGTGACGAAAAGGAATTGGGACAAAGTATGAATTTAAGCGCATTAATTATATTGTTGAAATTGGCTCAAGATACTGAAAGGGCCAGACCTGGAAAAGAAGGTGTGACTTATGAAGTTAAACCAAGTTGCGGCCCTGGGACTTATGCCACAAAAACGGCCAAAGGTAAATGGGTTTGTGTTCCAATTCCAAAAGGCCGATAGTGGTTATTTCAGCATTAGAACTATTGTTTTACTTTATAGCCTGGAGTTTATTCTATTTTGGAATAAGTCATTATATCGCCAAATTATCAAAGGATAAGTGGGTTGAGTGGGCGAAATCATCCGAGAGTGATGAGGATCTCTTAATTATCCTTGAACCTATTGTTGATGAAATAGAAGAACGAACTCACGGCATGCTTGAAACTTTTCAATCTTCTTTTTTTGGTTCCCTGGGTGCAGCATCTAAAAAAATGGATGAATCTACAGGACAGAGTACAATTAACGCAATAACCAAGGAAAGCCCTATCATGGGGTTCGTTGCGGATATGTTAATGAAAAGAAGCGGCGTAGAAGGCCTACTAAAGGGCCAGAATAGCCCCGAAATAGGGGTAAAACAGCCCCAAAACAGGGTTAAACTAGGGTTAAAATAGACAAATAATACAATAATTAGCTAGTTAAGTAAGTACGTTGAGTTCTAGAACACTTTTTCTTCTTCTTCTTCTTCTTCTTCTTTTCTGACCTAATAATAATGTTATAAGGGGTGTTCTTCATGTAGGTATGGAGAGATAAAATAATGGGTAAATTCGGAAGAACCTTCACCATAGATATGGAGGTATTGAACTGGTTAGAACAGCACGGTAAAGAGCATAATAGGAAAGTATCATATATTGTTAATGCGATTTTGAATACATCGATGCGACAATCTCAGTCTTGGGAGTGTTCAGTATGTAACACGTTTAATAGCAATGATAATCAAACTTGTTACCAACTGACCGATGGTGACTTCTGTAAAGGAGTAAAACCAGAATGACATATCAAAAAGAAGCTATACTAAGGTGCAAAAAGTGCAAACATGAATGGACTATTTATCATATACCTGGTAATCAGTATCCCTGTCCAGTATGTGAAGGTTATAAACCAAGTAGTTAAATAGGTAATTCCCCTAAGAGGGGATATGGTTAGACGCAGAGGCAGAGCAAGAAGAAAAGCTCCTAGGCAATTTGGGATTAATATAATAGAAACTGGGGCTGCTTTAGCTCTTTTAGAACAAACAAATGCAGGTGCAGCGATGAAGTCCTTTTTGGCAGGGGATCTTAATACAGGTTTGACTACCATTTCAAAGTCTGCCAAGACAAATAAACAAGCAATCACTAAAGTTTTAGTGGGTGCATTCCTGGCAAAGGCTGCAGTACGTTCATTTTCCCGAGGTTCGCCAGTATTGGCATCCCTTGGACCAATTAAAGTGAGGGCATAATTTTGGCAATCGTCGTAACACGTACTGAGGCAGGGTTGAGCGCAACCACGAGCTTTCAGAGCATGAATAACCAGTTCGCAAGTTCTGGCTTGAGTTTGGTAGTACCAAGCGGAGTATCGCAAATATCTTCTATAACAATGGGAGTAAGTAGCGTAGCAACTGGAGCGGATTTCTGCTCAGGTTTCAAATTAACAGGAACGGCCCTCCAAGAGGGGGATGCTACATTTATGGGTCCCGCAATCGCTCAGGCCGCAAGTGGTGGTACTGGAGTAGCCAACTGTGTAGTTCAGGAAAAGACCGCCCTGGGAGTCACGAGCGGAAATACTTTGGATATCCAAGTTGCTGTGACGACCGCCGCCACCATAGATTCGAGCTGTACTATAACTTTCGAGTGATTTTCAATGCCTGAAGGCGTTGGTTATTCTGGAAGCAATGTCGTAGCTGCAGCGGGTTTAGAGTTAAATTATGTTGGTAATCGCGTTTATGCCGCCTCGGGTTTAATTGTTGATACAGGTACGGGTGGACCAAATACCACACTCCTTAACTTTGTCACAGGGGCTAACGCTATTGTAGCAACGTTAGATTTTAATGATGATAGTACAGGCGGTTCTGATATTTATTTTAGGATGACTTATAATGGGGTTGGCGTTATTGATGCCAAAGGCGGACAGGAATTTTTACCCTGGAAATATGATATCTTTATTCCACCTTATACTAATGTCGAGGTTCTTTGGGGTTGTCAAAACCAATTTACTGGTAATGCATTTTTATCAGGAAAAACAATATGACACTTTCGACGGGGCCGACCCTGAATTTTTTCGGGGATCATATGTTTGCCTGGAGTGGTCAAAAAGCATTAACCGCGGGTGGTACTACCTTATTGGACTTTATCTCTCCTAATAGGTTCTACACAGTTGTCACCAACGTCTCGTTTGACTATTCGGGATGTTCTGCGGGGGATGTGTTGTCCTGGTCTCTTCAGGGCAATGAGGAGGCCCTCCACGTTAGCAAATTTATTATCAGTGTTGGAGGGATCGGGCCCCAATTCCCTAATCTATACTATACGATTCCACCTAACACAGGGATGAAGATGGTGGCAACGGGTCCAACTGGGTCCATGACAGTTGTATTAGAGGGTAAAGAGGTGCAGTAATGCCCATGAAGTATTGCCCAGAGTGTGGAACAAATTTAAGCGATGGTAGATATGATGTGCCAACTTATGATATAATGAAACCTGGCGCACCTCGAGTGCGGAAACCAAAGCGTAAACTAAGCGCCTGGAACAAATACGTTAAGGCGAATTCCAAAAAGCCCCGCTTTAGATTAAGATCGGGTTCACCTAATCTTAAGAAGCTTGGAGTAGCGTTCAGGAAAACCCCTGCAGGAAAGAAGAAGAGGCGCTAATGCTTGAATTAATGCCAGATGGTGAGACATTCAAGAAACTGACAAGGGCGCAAGGGGACGCTTTGCGCAGGTAT